AAACTCTCGCTTAGATAGTCGCCGAGGTCCTCCTCAACTTGTTGGAATGCAGATCGGGCGTCGCCAGGCGGCGCTGACATAGGTCGTCCTGTCGCAGCAGTGACGATCGGGTCGACTTGCGCCAGCCAAGGAAGGCCAGCTTGATCCAATTGCTGAGACAGGGCATTGTGATCGGCCGGATCTTGCGCTGCTGCCAGCAGGTCATGCAGGATGCCTCCTCCCTCAGCCTGCGTCACATCTTTGTTGCTAAGCGTCTGGACCAGGCCTTCGGCAACGGCCCTTGGCAGGGGTTGGGGATTTTCAACGCCCAGTTGCCGTTGGGCCGCGACTGAGACGGCGATGGCCCGTTTGTACGCCTCCGCACCGCCATTCTCCGGCTTGCTGTCCGGACTCGTTGCCGCACTCCATGCGGCACCGACATTGGGAAAAACCTCCTGAACATAGCCAGCCGGGTCTGCCCGCCTCAAGCTCAGAGTCTTGATGGCAGCAGCTGCTGCAACCTCGAACCGTGCCTGCTCATCAGTGGATCTGCCTGGCCCAGGCTCGGCATCGCGTAGTGCCGCGTGGATCGCTTGGTTGGGCAAGGTCCGCATACCAAACGCCTGGCGGCCAACATCAATCTGTCTTGCAAAATCCCCGTACTGCTTGCCGCCCTCCTCGACGCCATAGGCGGCAGTGAAGGTTTCCGGGCCAGGCATCTTGCCGGAATAGACGCCGGTGTTTGCGATGGCGTCTGGCGCATTCCGCGTGGCTAAAGCAATATCGGTACGGGCGTCGATCAAGCGCGCTGCATTTGCCGTATAGGCCTCTCGAGCGAGGTCTCTGGCGGTGTCCGGCGACAGATCGGCAAGCAGTGGATCCGCCGGCAAACGATCGAGCGGCGCGCCGCGATCGTCGCTGAAGGCCCGTACTATACGTTCGTCCGGAGTCTGCGCGCCGACGCCGCCTTCTTTTCCGGGCGCCATTCTCGGGCCGCCGCCAAAGAAACCGCCCTCAGCATGCGCACTATGGCTGGCGACCTCTCCGTGTGTGGCCGGCATACCGACGCCGAATATTTCCAGCGCACGCTGCGGGTCCTTGGCAATCAGCGCCTCGAACCGCGTCTTGGCGGCAGTGCTGTACCAGTCCTTGGCGATTTTCTGCCTGATGCCCGGATCGACCCCCATCTTGTCGATCAGGTCGAGCCCTTGCTGCCGGGCCGCTTCGAAGGTGACGAGGTCGTCGGGATCGGCTTTGCCGATGGCGATGGCGTTGGTCGCCAGCGTTGTGTCGACGGCAGCCTTCTCGTAATCCTTGCGGCGCTGGAGCTGCTGCGCCGCCATGCGCAGCGACCCCTCAGTGCGCAGCGCCTCCTTGCGGGCGGCCAGGCCGGGGTGCAGCTCGGGCTGCACCTGGCTCAGGAAACCCTGGAACAGGCTGTCGAACCGGCCCGTTTGCAAGACGCGCCCCGTGTGCGGGTCGACTTCGCCATACATGCCTTGGTGCAGGCCGGCGCCATCCGCCGGCGCGTTGGCAACCGCGTCGGCCTCGGCTTTCGCAATCTCGCCATTCAGCTTGCGCGCGGCGATCTCTGTGTCGAAGGCCTGCTGCTGCGCCGTTCGCTGCTCGTGGCGCTCGGCGATCTCCCGCCAGTAGCCGTCGAGCTGCTGGCTTGCCCCGCCTGCCGGCGTGGGGCCAGGATCCTGCACCGCACTGCCTGACCGGCGCCGCGCAACCGAGAGAGGAATGATGTAGACCATTTGTCTCGTTCCTGCCGATGGAGCGCTTTGCCGGAGGTCGCGGCATGGCAAGCCGCAACGCATGCCGATCGCGTCGTTTGCGGACTTTCGGATTGATGGTTTTTGGAGAGGCCGAGGAGGACGAAGTTTCCTTCTCCCCGTTCACGGGGAGAAGGTGCCCGAAGGGCGGATGAGGGGCAGCGTGAATTTATGAGAAGCCAGCGCCGCCCCTCACCTGCCTGCCGGCATCCTCTCCCCGTAAACGGGGCGAGGAAGGCAGCTTCAGCGCCTCGCCTAGCCCTCCGCCCTCGCCGCGTTCTCCAGCGCTGCCAGCTGCGCCGCGTCCAGCGTCAGGAACCCCATAATGTGCTGCACCACCTCGGCGCGCGCATTGCTCAGCGCGCTATGCAGTTCAAAACCGTTGGGCGTCCTGGTCCTGGCCATCCACTCGCCATAGGATGGGCGGCGGTAGTAGCCGACGGTGGCGGCGAGATCGGCGAGAACCATTTCGCCGTCGGCGCCGGAGAACACCCTGAGATAGGCCTTGGTCAGCGCGTCACGCGACCTGGCCGGGCCGCCTACCTGCCCCGAACGGGCGAAGCGTTTGCCGCTCATGCGCCCTGCTCCGGCGCGGCAGATGCTTGTGCCATGCCCTGCGCGGCCGCTGGCGATCCGGCCGAGGCTTGTCCGCCGCCCGCTGCACCAGCCTGTCCGCCGAGCAGCCCCTGCAGTCCGTCGAGCAACCCGCTGTCGCGCGCCTGGACGGCCGCCGGCACGGCATCCTTGGCGACCTTGCCGGCGGTGGCGATCGCCGCCATGCCGGCCTGTGCCTGTTGCGCCTGGGCTCTTGCGCTGCGCATCCCGTCGACCTCTTGCTTGCGGCGGAAAATGCGCTGCGGGCTGCGGCCGGCGCTCTGCACGATCTTCAGCGCCTCGTCGCCATCGATATTGTCCATGATGCCGGGATCGAACTGCGCCATCTGCATGGCCGTCGTCACCACCTGGATGGTGTCGCGCGCTTCGGCCGAACGCCTGAGCACATCGAGTGGGCCGGTGAAGGTCGGCCGCACCGCCTTGCCGGCGAGGCTATCGGGCGGCGCAAAGCGGCTGTCCTCGTCATAGAGGCCTTTGTCTTCCAGAATGCCGAGTTCGCGGTCGAGATTGCTGGCGAAACCGGCCTGGATGATCGAGCCCGAGGGGCCGAGCAGCGCGCCCTTCTCCTCCTGGCGGATCAGCGCTTCGGTCGCCGTCATCTGCGGGTTCTGCACCAGCGTCTGGAACAGGTTGACGAACATCATGTCGCGGATTTCCTCCGCCCGCGTCGCCGCATAGTTGAAGGCATAGGTCGGGTTCTGTCCGGTCGCGATCGGCTGGATCAGCGGCCTGCCATTGTCGTCGATGAGGCCGGGATAATTCTCGCCGGGATTGAGCACCGGCACATAGTCGAGCCGGGCCTTGGACGCCGTGGCCGGATCGGTGATCTGCTGCAGCGCCCGCAAGCCCGAGCGGCGCACGGCGTTCTCCTCGCGCACCGTGGTCAGCGCCTCGATGGTGGGCGAAATGCCATAGGGATCGCCCTCGTAGCGGCGCCAGTTGAAGGTCGAAACCGGGAAGGAACGAAAACCGCTTTCCCTAGCGATTTCCTCCTCGTCCTCGATGACGTGGTAGGAGGCGAAGGCGGTGTCGAGATACTGGTAGTCGCCCGACAGCCGGTACATCTTGCGCTCGTCGCGCGGCTGTATGCATTGGATCAGCGAGATTTTCGTCTCGCATTTGGCGGGATCGTCGACCAGCATTTTTATCCGCACTGGCAGTTTGTCATAGCCGAGCAGCTGCGCCGCCTGCCTTGCGGTGCGCTCATAGCGGCGGTGAAAAATGTCGACCTGGCCCCAGCGGTTGCGAGCGAGATAGCCTTCGACCACGGGGATCGAGGCATAGCGGATCAGCGTGCCGCCAAAGCCTTCCTCGGCATAGAGATAGGCCGGGCCATAGCGCACGACATTGCGCAGGCAGGCCTGCGTCGCCGGCACGAAATTGGAGTTGGCGGAATAGCGCAGCGCAAACAGGAAATCGCGCAAGCTTTCCGCCCATTCCTTCTCCTCGTCGGTCTCCTCGTCATTCATCTCGGCGGTGGTCAGCCCGTGCCATTTTTCCGACTGCGGAATGATCAGGCTTTCCAGCCCCGCGGCGAGGCGATTGGCGGCCGAGTTGATGGTGTTGGCATAGACGCGGGCACCGCGCCGCTCCTGCCGTTCGGCCTGCGAGTCCGGGCCGCCGCTCCTGCGGCCGCTCCAGACATCGGGCGCATCGGGATCGCAAAATTCCGCCACCTGCTCCCACACCGCCTCATACTGGCAGCGCTCGGTCTCGAGCTCGGACTGGCGGGACAGGATATCGCGGGCGCGGGAATCGGTCATGGAAACAACCTTGATCAGATCTGAAAAAGAGATGGAGAGGTTGGCGCCAGGCACCCCCCTCTGGCCTGCCGGCCATCTCCCCCTCAAGGGGGGAGATTGGATTTCGCGTCGGCTTTCGCCAATAGCCTGCGCTGCAAGTCATACGCCGAGATGGAAGCTGCTGATCTCCCCCCTTGAGGGGGAGATGGCCGGCAGGCCAGAGGGGGGTGCCTGGCGCCGACCTCAATCAGCGAGGTCACCGCCTTCTCAACAGCCGCGCATGCCGTCGCCAATACCACCACGCCAGCACGCGCTTGCGAAAACTGCGCTTCATCGCGGTCATGGCGTCATACTCCCAGCAGCACGCGGCGCTGGCCGGTGAGGTCGCCGGGCGCGAGGTCGGTTTTCACCGTTGCCGCCGTGCCCTGGCGCTGTTCGAGCTCGGCCCGCAAGGCGGCCTCGCGCGCCTGCACGTCCTTGTCTTCAGCGGTCGGCACCGGTGGCAATGGCTTCAGTGCGGGTGGTTTTTGAAAGAGACACATGGTTCCAGCCTTCCCTTGTCCAGTCGTAGAGGAAAAAATCTTCGCCGTTGCGGCCGTAGCCCGGCAGCCGGCAGCGTTGCGTGGCGCCGAGCCGGCCGAGCCAGCGCAGCGCGAGATGATTTGCGGCAAGCGCGCGAGCCTCGACCCGCCAGGCGCCCCGCGCCGCGACCTGCGGCCCCAGCACGGCGTGAAAAAACTCTGTGATCCCGGGCACGCAGCGTTTCATGCCGCGCGTGCCCCAGCTCCAGGCGATCCACAACCCGCCGCGCTGTTCAGCGGCGCCAAAGCCGGCCTCCG